GACAAGCAGCTGCCGACATCTCCATGAAGAGAATGGAAGAAATGAACTGGGATACCGTTCTTGTGTCTGCTCACTTAGGAGCACGTACTGGTAATGGTGGAATGAATCCAGGTAATCACTTGTGGTGGCAAGGACGGTTCTACTCACGAAGTGGAAAGGATAAGAGATTCCCGGACTTCGTTAAGACAACTGGTTTCGGAACTGGTGAAGGACTCTGCGGATGGAACTGCCGGCATTCTTTCGGAAGTGGTGACGGAGTGAACAATCCTTATGATGACAAGAAGATTAACTTTGCTGACAACCATAAGGTTGAGGAATTGCAGAAGAAACAGAGAGCACAGGAGCGTAGGATCCGTGACACCAAGCGGAAGATACAGAACTTACAGACCGCTGTGGATAACTGTAAGGATGATAAGGCAAGGTTTGAACTACAGAATATGTTAGACCGCAAGGCTCACACACTGAAGCTTCAGAACAAGCGGTACAGTACATTCTGCGAAGAGAATGACTTAAGAGAGTACGCTGAACGCTTAAAGGTTGCTCAATGGGATAGAAAGCAAGCTATGAAGAGTGCAGCTGCTGCAAGAAGATATGAAAGTGCGAAAAAAGGCTAAAGATGGGTACAAAGAAATTGTTGAAATCATTCATAATGGTATGTGGAGATACATTTTTCTTCCTTTTGTGTGAATACCTACTAGGAGAATCCTGTTAAGAAGCGGTCAAATGCTTCGGTAGGTCTTGCTCTGTAATAGAGCTAAGGACAGATGTGAATCTGCCTTTCTATAGCATCTGTTCTTACGTGGTAGCGGTTATGAGGGTTCAACTCCCTCGACCACGATTACCCTGACAGAGGTTTATCTGTCTGAATCCCTACCGTGGACGAAACGGTTAATAAAATACGTTGAGGAGGATATGAAACATGAAAAACATTATTCAGATTCTTTCCGATGCTGGTCTTGAGATTACAGATGAGCAGAAGAAAACAATCGAAACCAGTGTGAATGAGAATTACAAGACTCTTGCCGAGTTTGAGAAACAGGGAAGAAAGCTTGATACGGTCACACAGGAAAGAGACACTTACAAATCACAGTATGACACAGCCAAGTCTACTCTTGAAGGTTTTGAAGGCAAAGACTTTGACGCTATCACAAAGGAACGTGATGAGTGGAAAGTTAAAGCTGAATCAGCCGAAAATGAGTGGAAAACAAAGCTTGCAGAAAGCGAAAAAGATTATGCTGCAAAGATCGAAGAGAGAGACTTCAACGATGCTCTTGTGAAAGCACTGGCAGGTGAGAAATTTACATCTGAGTTTGCTAAGACAGGAATTATCAGCATGATCAAAGAAAAAGGGCTGAAACGTGAAGGTGAAAAAATCCTCGGACTAGATGATTATATGACAGAGCTGAGAGAATCACAGAAGGATGCATTCGCACAGACAGATGCACCGGCTGCACCAACATTCACGGTGCCAACTACAAAGGGCGGAGAGTCAAGTAAGACTCCTGTGTACACACCACCTACTGTGTGGTAGTCATGCTATAGCACGGTTATCAATTCGAGATAATCGTTGACCTTAAACAGTTAAAGGAGATACGAACATGGCAGATACAAGAATTACGTCATTAAACACACTTCTCGACACTACTGGAAAGATGTTCCTTGCTGAGGAATATGGAAAAGTTATCGAGAACGTACAGAAACTTACAATTTCCGGAAAGATGAAAAACACAGAACTTTCCGGTGATCCACATGCCGGAACAGTAGAAGCAAAGAGATTTGCGAATGCTACACCAAAGGACTACGGAACAGCTAGAACAGCAGCCAAAGGTGATGGTGTAAAAGGTAAATCGGTAACGATTCCGATTGATCAGGACAAAGAGATCGTAGAAGAAGTAGAGCAGAAAGATGTATCTCTTCTTGGAGTTGAAGGACTTATTGCTAAGAGAACAGCAAACCATGCTCTTAGAATGGCAGCTGAGCTTGATACTAAGTTCTTCGAGGTTGCTGGAACAGATGCTACAGAAGTAGATCTGACAGGAATCACAGCTATTGAAGAGATTGCAGAGAAGATGATTCAGCAGTGCGAGACCACAAAGAATGATTACGTAGACGGTGTACCGAGAGCAATGATGCACATGGTGCTGGATCCGGACTACTACGGAAAAATTAGAACATATCTTGATAAGGTAACAGTACCAGGTGTAGGTGCAGCGGACGAAGAGTTCTACGCATTCCACGGTGTTAAAACATACTCATGCGTACATCTTCCACAGGATGTGAAAGCACTTGTTATGGTTGATGGTGCAGTAGCACAGCCAGTAATGGCAGATCCATACAACGCTGAGAAAATTCCGCTGTCAAACGCTTACGGAATCGAGCTGTTCTATCACTTCGGAACTAAGTCTGTAACACCGGACCTTATTTTCAAGAATAAGAAAATTGGTGGTTGATAAGAATGAAATTCCTGGATAAAGAGACAGGATTGTACCTTTCTACTGGTAATGCCGAGAGTATTGCCAGTATGAAAAGCAATCCACAGAAGTATGAAGAAGTAAATGACAAGCCACAGCGAAAGCCGAAAAAGGCAGCAAGCAAAGAAGAGTAAGGAGATCAGACATGGCATACACAGATTATCAGTTCTATACAACTAAATATTTTGGAGATGCCGTGACAGAGGAAGAGTTTTCTAAGTATGCAGAACGAGCAAGCGAACGTTTGGACAGAATCACCTTTGGTAGATTAGAAGATGGTCTTCCGGAAGACAAGAAATCTAATGCAAAGGTTCAGAAAGCTGTCTGTGAGATTGCAGAAGTTCTGTATCAGATCGACTCAATCAGAAAAGCATCACTGGACACTGTAGGTGTGATTAAACACGCTGATGGTACAGTGAGTAAGAAGCAAGTATCGTCCATTACGTCAGGTGCTGAAAGTATCAGCTTTGCAACTGGGACTAGCGGAGCATCCGACAGCATCTATGCACGAGCGTCAATGGATAAGAAAGTGGAAGCTATTCTGATTCGACAGGTGGCTTCTGAGTATCTGCAAGGAGTTGTAGATAAGGAAGGAGTGTGCCTACTCTATGCTGGTATTTAGATGGCTTAAGCGGTTAATGTGCCGACATGAAAAATTGACATATTCTTCAACTTTCATCGATGAGGTCGGATACCATGAGTACAAGACGCATCATGTATGGAAGTGCAAGGAATGTGGAAAAGAATTCTATTAAGGAGGGGATACCGATGTATGACAAGACTGTGACTGTATTCAACAAATACATTGACAAGAGTGATGCCATATATTGGTATCCTCATGTTATATCCGGAGTCACACTTATTACGGATAAGGCAGCCAATATTGCCAAAACTGGTTTGGATACGGCTGATACAGCTAATCTTCATGTACCGTTTAAGGTGCGTGAAGGAGAAAGGATAGTGTGCAATCTTTCCTATCTCACTCCGAAAGTGTGGAAAACTACGGAAAACAAAGAGGGTTCAATCACATTCTCAACAGGTGACATCTTCTTGGAAGGTGAATATCCGGAAATGGTAATTGCCGATGAAGACTATACGTCACGCACAAACAAAGGATTCTACGATTATTTGAATAAGAAGATGGACAATGTGTTCCTAATCACAAGCGTAGGTTCTTACACACTGATTCCTCATTTTGAGATTGGGGGAAAGTAATATGGCAAGCAAGACATTTCATTTTCCTAGCTTCTCAATCGTAAAAGGTGATATCAAAGTAAATGTCAGCTTGAACCGATTTGAAAAGCAGTTCCAGGAAGCACAATACTGGCTAGACGGTCAAGTGTTTACGGACATGGAAAAGTATATGCCGTTTCGTGACGGTAACATGAGAAACGTGTCTGCGATTATGAGCAGGTCCATGCAAGGAAGCGGTCAAGTGATTGCCGGTGCTCCACCTTACGGAAGATTCCTCTATGAAGGAAAAGTTATGGTAGATCCTGTCACAGGCTCACCGTTGGCAAGGGCCGGAGCAAAGAAAGTGGTCACGGACAGAGACCTTGTGTTTGACAAGACAGCGCATCCACGCGCAACAGACCATTGGTTTGATGCTGCAAAGGAACAATATGTGAAGTCTTGGGCGAAAGGAGTGAAGAAACGTGCCGGAGGAAAGTAAGAAACCGGTCAAGTACGATGTAGACGGTTACGAAGCTGTAACTGATGCACTCGTTTCTCTTCTCAATAGTTTTCCAGGATTAGAGGAAGACGAAAAGATAAGATTCTCCACACTAGATGAAGATGGCGGTATTGCCTTCTATCCAGTGACAGGAGCGGTGATTGCACTGGAAAAGAAGAGTGTAACTGGCAAAGTAGACCAGTTGTGCAACTATCCTTTTTATGTGATCTACCGGTCTTCAATCGACTCTCCAAAGATTAAGGCCAGTATCAAAGAATTCCTTGACACTCTTGGAAAGTGGCTTGAACAGCAGACCGTGGTCATTAATGGAGAACAGAAGAGGCTGGAAGAATATCCAGTGCTTACAGAAGAGAGAAAAATAGAGGAGATCATAAGGCTTACACCGGCTCACTTAGATAATGTGAGTGATGGTAATGTTCAAGATTGGGCAATCAGCATCTCATTGAAATACAGAAACATATTCTACAAGAAATAACGGAGGATAACAAACATGAAATTAGAGCGTGAAGCGTTGATGCATTATCTTGATGCATCGTTCAAAAATGCACCGGCAACGGCAGAGTGGGAAGTTCTTGGTGATGATATCGAGGAAATGTCCGTAGAACTGAACCCAGATACAGAACAGAAGAAGAACATTCTCGGAAAAACTGTTACGACTGACAATGGATATACACCTTCCATATCAGCAGATCCATTCTATGCGGATCCAACATCCAAACTGTATCCGAAGATTAAAGAGATTGCATTTGACCGTCTGAAAGGTTCAGCTTGTAAGACTCTTATGCTCGAAGTAATCGTAGAGGATACAGCAGCTGCAAAGCATCTTGCTTATGTACAGGAAGTAATGGTTAAGCCACAGAGCTATGGTGGAGACACAGCCGGTGTCAACATTCCGTTTGACATCACGGATGATGGAGCGAGAACAAAAGGCTATGTAACAGCTGAATCTCTGAAATCAGGCAAACCAGTATTCGCAGAGGGCGAAATTGTAGCTGCTTGAACTGAAGAGCTTTCGGTATACGATGAAGAACATAAAGAAGTATTCGGATTAGAATAGGCGAGAAAGGACGATACAATGAGCAATAAAATAGCAAAACCAATGGCAAACAAGATTGTAGTAGATGATGGTAGCAAGGTCTACACGATTGAGAACAAAAGAGGAAAGGTTCTCGGCAAGTTCGAGTTCAGACCTACAGACACAAACATCGTGAAGAGATATGAGGAAGTAGTTGAGTACTACAATTCCTATCAGCTGCCGGAGAATCCAAGCGATGCGGATATGAGAAAAGCAGAGGATGACATCATGGAGAAAATCTCTTACCTTGTCGGAGAAGATGCGAAAGAGACATTCTTCTCAATTCTCGGAGCATTCTCACCACTGGCAAATGGGGAACTGTACATGGAGAACGTCCTGTCCTCTATCGCAAAAGTGATTGAGCGTGAGATGAACATCCGTACAAAGAAGGTACAGAGTCGCATGAATAAGTATGTGGCGAAGTACCACAACTGATGGATCCGTGGAAACTTCCCACATCATTAGAAGTTAATGGAAAAGAATATTCGATACGCTCCGATTTTAGAGTAGTATTGGATATTCTTTCTGCTATGAATGATCCGGACCTCTTCGAACCTGGCATGACAGAAGAAGAGAAACAACAGGAGAAAGCACTCACAATGCTTAAAATCCTCTATGTTGACTTTGATTCCATGCCACCAAAGGACTGGCAAGAAGCCTGTCAGAAAGCGTGTGAGTTCATTGATTGCGGTATCAAGAATGATGGCAAGCCTAGACCTAGAACAATGGACTGGGAACAGGACGCACCTATCATAATACCTGCTGTGAATAAGGTCAATAACGGTGATGTACGTTCTGTAGACTATATGCACTGGTGGACATTCTTCGGACTCTATATGGAGATTGGAGAAAGCACATTTTCAACAGTAGTCAGCATCCGTGACAAGAAGAGAAAAGGTAAGAAGTTAGAGAAGTGGGAACAGGAATACTACAAAAATAATAAGTCTATCGTAGACTTGCATCAGAAGAGTACAGAGAGAAGTGACGAAGAGAAAGCTGAACTCCGAGAACTCTTCGGATTGAATAAATAACCGGATATCGTTAGAGATATTCGCTGACCGCAGATAATTAGCGGTGGAAAGGATTAGAAATGGCACAAGCCGACGGCTATATCATAATTGATACAGAGATTAACGCTGACGGCATGAAAGCCGGAAGCAGAGAAGTTGAAGCAGCTGTCAGAAGAATGGCGAACTCGGTCGAGGATATGGGTTCCAAAGCTAGAACAGCACTCAACAAACAAGCAGACTCATTCTCCAAGCTGAATCAAGAATATGCTGCACAGGAACAGAAGGTTTCAAACCTTAAGAAGAAAATAGCTGAATATGGTGAACAGAAGATTCCAACAGAGGAATACAGAGAGATTCAGGCTCAGATTGACAGAGCTACACAGAAACTTAGCTCATTGGAATCTGCACAGGAAAGATTCCTGTCTACTGGTGGCAAAAAGAACAGCTCATCTTTCAAGAAGATGCAATATGACATAGAGGAACTTGAGAACGAGATCAAATATGCGAAAGCGGAATTAGCAGATTTAGAAGCATCTGGTGGAGCATTTACACTTGGTTCAAAGACACAAGAAGCTGCTGCCAGCATGCGGACATTGCAAGCAGAAGAAAGAAAGCTTGCTGATATGAACAATCGACTCCACACATCGTATAATTCCGTAAAAGGCAGTGTGGACGAATACAAGCAAAAATTGATGAGTGCAGCACCGGCACAACGTAAACTTGCCAGCGAAAGTGAAAGAGCGTCAAAGTCTATTGCAAAAACTGGAAAGGCCGCGAATGGTGCGAAACTCAGCATTGGAAGAATGCTTGGAATGTCACTATTAATGAGCGTAGCGTTCAGAGCATTCTCGGCTGCAATCAATGCTATCAAAGATGGCTTTACAAACCTTGCACAGTACTCAAGTAGCACAAATAGTAGCATTTCAATGTTGTGGAGTAGCCTTGAAACGCTCAAGAACAGCCTAGCAACAGCATTTGCACCGATTCTAAGTGTAGTAGCACCAATCTTAAGCAAGTTCATTGATATGCTTTCGACAGCTGCAAGCTATGTAAGTATGTTCTTCTCATTCCTGTCCGGAAAGAGTACATACACGAAAGCAATCGCAGTACAGAAAGATTATGCCGGAAGTCTTAAGGATACAGCAAGCGGTGCGAAAGATGCAGCAGACGGAACAAAGGAAGCTGCGGAAGCTGCGGAAGATTACCTGTCACCTCTAGATGACATTAACCGAATGGACAAACAGAACTCCGGAAGTGGTTCTGACGGTTCAGGTGGTGGCGGAGGAGCCAGTGGTGGTAGTGGTTCCGGATCGTTATTCGAAGAAGTACCTATCGACAATAAGTTTGCATCCTTGCTTGATTCCGTATTGGACAAGCTGAAACAGATCAGAGATATCTTCATGAGTGGATTCTGGGATGGGCTTGGAGATTACAAGCCAGTACTTGAAGAACTCAAGAAAGACTTGAAGTCTATCGGAGAGCATATCCAAGACATCTTTACGGATAAGGACGTGCAGAAGGCAGCCAAGAGATTTGCCAGGTTGTTTATTTACAGCATGGGTAAAATAGTAGGCTCATTCGTTTCAATTGGACTTACGATAGCAGAGAACATTGTAGGCGGTATCGAAAGCTATCTAGCTGAGAACACCGGAAGGATCAAAAATTGGCTTGTCAAGATGTTCGACTTAGGATCTGAGATCGCGACAATTGTCGGAAATTTCAGTGCAACAATCGCAGAAATCTTCCAACAGACATTCGGATCACAGACAGCACAGAACATCACTGGCAACATAATCGGTACATTCGCTACAGCATTCGGAGAGGTCATTCTCCTTGCGACAAACTTCGCAAAAGATTTGATTGACTTTATCACAGGACCGATTATTGAGAACAAGGACAAGATTATCAATGCAATCAATGACACGCTGAAACCGATTGAAACAGTAACACAGGCTATCGAAGATACAGTCCATAAAGTAGCTGATAAGCTCACAGAACTGTATGATGAGCATATTGGACCGTTTATTCAGAATACGAAGAACAGCATCTCTACATTTGTTGGTTTAGTCCTAGATATGTACAGTCAGTATATCGCACCGATTCTTGATATGTTAGGACAGAAGTTCCAAGAGATTATGAGTGGACCGGTAGGAAATGCCATCGACCAAGCAATCGGATTAATCGGAAGATTGATAGATATACTGAACTGGTTATGGAACAGTGTTTTAATTCCTGTCATGAATTGGATTGTTGAAAATATTGTTCCTGTTATTGCTCCTATTATTGAATGGTTAGGATCAACGCTCTTCGATTTTGTTGGGACTGTGGTTCAAGTAGTAGCTAGCATTCTGAAACAGCTGAATGGGATCATTGACTTTTTGACAGGGGTATTCACAGGTGATTGGAAGAAAGCTATGAGCGGAATTTCGACTATAGTTGGTTCTTTCCGAGATACTATCAATGCAATTTTTAAGTTTATTCAAAACTCGATACTGAAACCAATTGCAAAGTTCCTGGATAGTGTATTTTCTGTTGATTGGGTGAAAACTTTCGGTGTTATCGGTGTTTTCATGAATGGTTGGTTAATAAACATTCAAAACATCTTCGAAGCTGTAAAACAGATATTTACAAGAATCGTTAATTTTGTAAATGGAGTTCTTGCCGGTGATTGGGAACAGGCATGGAATGGAATCAAGAATATTCTCGGCGGTGCTTGGAATGGCATGGTTTCCGTCATAAAGTCACCAATCAACTTGATTATCAGACTCATGAATGGATTGCTTCGTGCAGCACAGATTATGCAAAACGGTGTTGCAAAAGCATTGAATAAAATAAATGTATCAGTTCCTAGCTGGGTTACATCTTTGACCGGTGTTAGGTCACTCGGATTTCATATCGGATATTGGAGTGCACCACATATTCCTTATTTAGCTCAAGGTGCTGTGATTCCACCAAACAAGGAATTCATGGCGGTACTTGGAGATCAGAAGAGTGGGAACAACATTGAAGCACCTGAGAACCTTATCCGAAAGATTGTTAGGGAAGAAACCGGAAACGGCTCACGAAGAATTGAAGTTCCTGTATATCTGAACCGCAGACAGATTGCAAAGGCGGTATTAGAGGAAGGACAGAACATGAGAACACAGACAGGAAAGAATCCGTTTGTGATGGCTTAAGGAGGTAGAACATGGCACAAAATCACTTAAAATTCGGAACGTACACACCACCGGATGTGGATGAGGACGGATACCAGATTTCAATGTCTACTACTTCCACTGAAAACTCAGGAAGAACCATGAGGGGAAATATGAAGAACTCTCCTCTATTCACGATCGAAGCTTATGAGCTGAAATGGAGTGACATCAAGGTAAGTGATGCAAGCAAAATTCTCAAAGAGGTTATGGGAAAGAGCGGATTCGACTTCTTTCACCTTAATATTTACGAGAATAGATGGGAAACCAAAAGATTTTACGCAGCAAACTTTAATGCTCCATGTGTCAGTTTAGTAGAAGGCGAAGAGAAACTGGATGAGCTGAGTTTTCAAGTGACATCGGAAAAGCCGGTGTTATAGATTTCACCGGATATCGAAAGAGATATTCGCTGACCTTAAATAGTTAGAGGTAGATCATGAAGAATGTAAGCAACGAATTTAAAAACATCATAAAGTCAGGCGGTCCGTTTTATGCTTATGCATCGATCACACTGAAAAATGGCAAAAAGCTTACACTTGATTCGGATAACGATTTCTTCATAAGCGGTAATGGATATACAGAAGACGGAGGAGATGGATTCCCACTGGGATCCGCTCTCTCCAAGTCCGTTACGCTTGTCATTGATAACATCGATGAGAGATTTTCCAAGTATGATTTTTACTATGCACAGATTTCACTCTTCACTGAAGTTGACATCGAAAGTAGAAGCTATGATGCACGGAGAGATGTGAAAGGTGAGGAAATTCTCGATGTCAATGGCAACACGATTATGCTGACGAAATCAAGAATCGAGAGATTGAACGAGGGTACATTTACAGTACTTGAGCCAATAGCGGTTGGAGATACGATAGAACTTGTAGGTTATGATTCAATGTACAAAGCAGATGCAGACTTCACGTCTAAGCTATCTTATCCAACAACAGCTGGACAGCTTCTAAGAGAAGCATGTAGTACATGTAACATCATGCTTGGAAGTCCGAAGTTTAACAATGACGATTTCGTGATTGAACAGGCTCCGGAAAAAGTGACTTGCCGAGAAGTAATCGGATATATAGCAATGCTTTCAGTTGGTAATGCTGTGATTCAGAACGGAACACTTGTTATTAAGAGTTACGACTTTTCTGCAATATCGAAGATTACAAATAGGGATGACTTAGTGGAAGATGCTGGCTATAGCATTTTGATGGACTATCAGTCAGATCCGGACATTAGCACAGATCCTGTTGTAATCACTGGAATTGCGACCACAAAGAAAGTAGAAAACGAGAGTACAATCTTAATAAGAGGTACAGATGATTATGCACTTGAAATCACGAATCCTCTTATTGAAGGACATGAAGATGATGCAATCAATCTGATTGGAGATGTATTGATCGGAGTTAAGCTGAGAGGTTTTAGTGGAGAATTCTTCCCTGATCCAACGATCGAATTCATGGATCTGGCTTGCGTGGTAGACCGGAAAGACAAAGTTTATCCAACATTTATCACATCTCTTGAGTTTAATTATCTTGGCAGCAGTTCATTTTCTTGCGGAATCAAGGATCCAGAACGGCAGAAGAGCACTTATTACAGCGAAGCTACAAAAGTGTATGAGAAAGCCAAAAAGGAAATCAAGCAGAACAAGACAGAATTTGAAGCAGCTGTCGATAATCTGAACAAGACGCTTGAGAGTGCTTCTGGAATGTATTCTACAGAAGTTGTACAGCCGGACGGAAGCGTAATCTCATACATTCATGATAAGCCGACAGTAGAAGAGTCCAAGAACGTAATTAAGGTCACATCTGAAGCTATCGGTATCTCAAGTGATGGCGGTAAGACGTATCCTTACGGGCTATTCCTAACAGGAGACCTTATTACAAGAATCTTGTATGCTATCGGTATTAATGCTGATTATATCAACTCAGGTTCTCTCACTGTAAAAGACAAGAATGGAAACATTACCTTCTATGCTGATACGGAGACAGGACGAGTTACCATCAATGCAGAGTCAATATCCATCACCGGTAAGTCTGTGGAAGATATTTCCAATGGTATTGTAGATGATTTTGTAACTAACATCTACAAGACAGATATGGACGAGATTAAAAACTCCGTCCGGAACAAGATTGAAACATGGTATCAGGACACAGATCCATCGGTGAATTGGGGAGTCACTGTTGAAAAACCTTGGTGTGACATAGACGGAAATCCAATTCTTGATGTTAATGGAAATGAAATAACGCTCTTATTTGAAGAGTTAAAGTCAGAGCACGAGGGTGACCTGTGGAAGAATCTTACTACAAATGATGAATATATCTATCGTTCCGGGCATTGGATGAAGATGAAAGTTCCGGATGAAGTCTTTGACGAAATCGATGGAAAAGCACAGGTATTCATTAATACGCCTGTTCCACCGTATCGAGTTGGTGACTTATGGTTTGACGCAGACACACAGGAGATACTCACTTGTGTGGAAAGCAGAGATACAGGAAAGTGCGTGAAGTCCGATTGGCAGAAAAAGACCAAGTATACCGATGATAGCGGATTGAATAGCTTTATCAAGTTCGTGTATGATCCTAAGATTGCTGAATTACAGAGTCAGATTGACGGACAGATCGAAACATGGTTCTATGACCACGAACCTAGCTTGCAGAACGAACCGGCTGTGAACTGGACCACAAACGAACAGAGGAAAGAGCACGAAGGTGATTTGTTCTTCTGGAAGTCCACAGGATATTCCTACCGATTCTTGCAAGATGGAGCTGTGTGGAAGTGGCAGATTGTACAGGATACAGATATCTCGAAAGCACTTGCAGCAGCGGAAAAGGCACAGGACACAGCAGATCATAAGCGAAGAGTCTTTGTAGTGACACCACAGCCCCCTTATGACATTGGTGATCTATGGGTGCAAGGCGAAACTGGTGACATCATGAGATGCCGTGTATCTAAGAGTAATTCAGCTGCTTATGAAACTTCCGATTGGGAGAAAGCATCTAAGTATACCGATGATACCAGGGCGAATGAAGTCCAGAAAGAACTTGAAACTGTCAATAAGGATTTGCAGAATCAGATTGATGGAAAGATTGAGACTTACAACCAAGCTACTGATCCGTCAGCGGAATGGACTACAGATGAGCTGAAACAGAAACATATTGGTGACTTGTGGTACAACTCAAAAGAAGAGACTACACAGCGTTGGAATGGTACAGCTTGGTCGAAACTAAGTGATGCAGAAGCAAAAGCAGCTAAGAACCTTGCTATCACGAAGAAGCGTGTATTTAGCGTCACTCCGTATACACCTTATGACAAGGACGATCTGTGGGTACAGGGCACAAGCGGAGACCTCATGCGATGCGTGACATCACGTCAGAGTGGCTCTTATGTTGCGTCCGATTGGACAAAGGCTACAAAGTACACGGATGATTCTGCAATCAACAACTTCATTGCGAACACTTACAAGGCAGACCTTGAGGATATCAAGAATCAGATAGATCAAAAGATAGAGACTTGGTTTCAGCCTACGGATCCATCACTCGGATGGACAGGAAAAGAATTACAACCACTTTTTGACATTAGCGGGGATGAAATCCTAGATATCAATGGAGACACTATTCTTATCACAGTAGAATCTGAGAAGATTGACCATGAAGGCGACTTGTGGAAGAACTCCAAGACAGGTGATGAGTATATCTATCGTAGTGGCATATGGATTGAAATGCCAGTACCTGACTCCGTGTTTGATGAGATTGATGGTAAGGCTTCTATCTATATAGCACAGCCAGTACCACCATACAATGTAGGTGATGTATGGTTCACAGGAACAGATATACTCACTTGCGTAAAAGGCCGTGATAGTGGAGAGTATGTTGAATCTGATTGGCAGAAGAAAAACAACTATACAGATGATACTACAGTAAATGATTTCATTCAGAATGTTTACGATCCAACCGTTGAAGATATTCAAAATCAGATTGATGGCAAGATAGACACGTACTACTTCGATTACGATCCAAACAATTCCAATTATCCCGCATCCGAGTGGACTACGGCATCTGAGAGACAGAAGCATGTAGGTGACCTCTTCTTCTGGGAGAGCAAAGGTTTCACCTACCGCTACATGAAAGTTGACACTTCTTTCCAGTGGGTGAGAGTTAAGGATGCTGACATTGAGTCTGCTATGCAAAAGGCATCAACGGCACAGGATACCGCAGACGGAAAGAGAAGAGTATTCACATCAACTCCGCAGCCACCTTACGATGTTGGAGATTTGTGGACACAAGGAAGCACTGGTGACCTTATGCGTTGCCGAACAGCAAGAGCAACAGGAAATTATACATCTTCTGACTGGATCCTCGCTACAAAGTATACTGATGATACAGTTGCAAACAAGGCACTTGCAGAAATCAAGGTGCTTGATGGCAAGATCAAATTAAAGGTATCCTCAGAAGATGTAGAATCCATCATCGAGCAGAAAGCAGACTCTATCCGAATGCAAGCAAAAAGCATTAGCTGGAAGTCGGAAGGCTCAAGTATGTCACCAACAGGATATTTAAAATGTAGTGGTGCTGAGATTGATGGAACAATTAGGTCTACAGATATAATCAGAACAGTGTATATGACTGCCGGATACAACCAATATTGGTACGAAACAAACAATGTTGGGATTATAGGAACTAACGGATTAACCGGCACAAATTCTGGTATAAGAGGATTGAATTTTGACCTTGATGACGGTGGTCACTATATGACGTGGGCATCGAAAGACACACCTTCATCTACTAGCTATGCTATGAAAATGACATATGCTCGTAAATCATTTTCATCTTTTACAGCGAACTCTATAAACATGGGATGTAACATTGATATGCATAATTACAAATTGCTGAACGCTAAGTTTGGTGACGGAGGAATTACTGGAACTATGAATTTTGTGCAACGTTTCAAGGAAAGTGATGGGACAAAACAAGATTATTCTGGTTGTTATATGACATTCAAAAATGGAATTCTCGTAAAGGCAGCATGGCACAGTTAGGAGCAAATGTAATGAAAAAAGAAGTAATGAAATGTAAAGACAGAGAAATGATTATTGTTGAAGCTGATGATGAAATTATCGAGCCGGACAATGTAGAAGATATTTTCGTTAGCGAAACAGACACAGCGTTAAAAATTTTACTAGGAGAAGAATCATGAGCATGACAGAAGCTGCAAGGCAGATTAGAAAACTTATCGAACTGACAGCCAGTAACCTTACAGACGAACAGGCGGCATCCTTGCCGTGCTGTTTCCCTGTTTGGAAAGAGGGCATGGAAGTAAAAGAGGGTGAACGCTATGCGGTACGTGTATCCAATGCGGTATCCGCAATGTCACTTGAAGACGAAACATCACAGATACAGGAAGAACTCGTGCTGTGTAAATGCGTGAAATCACATACCACTACACAAGCTAATTCACCAGAGGAATCAGAGGATTTGTGGGAGATTCTGTAGAAAGGAGCAATCATGGAAGAAGAAAAGAAAGAAAAGGTTACGTTACCTTTCAATTTTCGTGTGAATCAATGCAGAAATTATATCCGACTAGCCATCAATACTGCGACAAGTGAGTATGGCTTGGACGGTGCTGTTATCAGCTTAATCATTGAATCTTTACTTGAGGATGAGTATAGAGAACAGGTAGCTTTTATGGCAGAACAGACAGATGCCATTGTAGAAGAGATTCAGAATAAGGATAAGGAGAATTAATCATGAAATGGACAGACTACACTACAAAAGAAACACTGGAAGACAATGACGAATTAATGATTCTTGACGCAGACGTCAAGGCAAATAAGCGTACCTTAATGAGCAAGATATGGGATTATGTTGTCGATAAGATGACTACGGCAGTTATCGCAAAGTTAGGAACAACTGACAAGACTTTGATCGGGGCAGTTAATGAATTAAATAGTAATAAACAAGGCGCGTTAAAAACAATTGCCAAACAATACTCAACAAATG